GTAAAAGAAGAAGTACCAGAAGATTTACAAAATGCTTGGATTGATGAATTAACTATTAGAACTTTTAACGAAGAATTAAAATCTGTATTCCCATACATTTATGGTTTGGTTCAAGAAAGAACTAAAATTAAAGAAATGGGTCCTGATGAATTACTAGGCGAGTTTGATGGTCCAGATGAAACTAAAGTTGATGATAAAGACAACATGGGATTCTCTGACAAAGAAATCAAGATGGCTTATGGTGTATTAAATGATCCAAGATATAAAGGCGGTAACTATTCAGGAGCCGTTGCTACTATCGAAAAGATTGCAAAAGGACTTTCAGATCATCCAGGTGTAAAAAAAGCATTACAAAAAACTAATGAAACACCAGAAGCAGATTTTGAAAGAGCAATGGACTTAATTGTTAGCGAAGAAGATGATTCTTTATTCGCAGGTGATGAAGCAAAGTCAGCAGAAGCACTTAAAAAATTAAACGGTTTAATGGCACAACATTTCCCTGCAGGCGTGAATGGCACCAATGCTATTCAAAGTTTAAAAGGAATTATTGATGATCCAATGCTTTTAGATATGTTCAAAAAAGTAGGACAAAAAGATGCTGATCAATGTGTTCGTCCGTTGGTTATGAAATACATTAAAGGCAAAGCGCCTGAAATGCTTTCTAAAATTGACACAGGCGATATGGAAGAAGTACCTGCAGAAGCATATACACCTACCAAAGACAAAGAGGATTACGAGGCTAAGAAAAAGGCAATCCAAGATCTTCAAATAGATCCAAACACATCAAAAGATCCAGAACTTAAAAAAGAATTAGTAAAACGTAAGGCGGCATTAGATAAAGATGCACCTAAAGAAGGCACAAAGAAACCCGGAGAGAAGTTAGAAGAACTAGTTAAGTCATATTATGACTACACAACTAACGCATTTCCAAAAGGCGAGACAGCGGTAATAACTGCTTGTCAAAAAGAATTTGGTGAAAAGAGTGTACCATTTGCAGAAAAGATGATCCATCGTTTACTTGCTGGCAAGGACAACGAAATGGAGCGTGTTAAGAAATTGGCAGGCCTGTAGTCACTTTTCGACAAAGTTTCACTTGACTTTACTAAGTAAATGCAGTAGTATATATATTATGTGCTACTTGCTAAAGGCACTAACAGCGAAGGCTAAACATTATAGGAGGCTTATATTATGGCAACATTAGCAGAAATTAGAGCAAAACTAAAAGAACAAGAATCACGCACAGGTGGTTCTAATCAACAAAGCGGCGGCGACAACGCAATTTACCCATTTTGGAACTTGAAGGAAGGCGAAACAGCAACGTTACGTTTCTTACCTGATGGTGACGAAAACAATACATTTTTCTGGCAAGAACGTTTGATGATCAAACTTCCATTTGCTGGAATTAAAGGCGAGACAGATTCTCGTCCAGTACAGGTACAAGTACCTTGTATGGAAATGTATGGGGACACTTGCCCTGTATTATCAGAAGTTCGACCTTGGTTTAAAGATCCAAAACTTGAAGACCTAGGACGTAAGTATTGGAAGAAACGTTCATACGTATTCCAAGGCTTTGTGACTGATAATCCGTTAGCCGAAGACACTACTCCAGATAATCCAATTCGTAGATTCATTATTGGACCACAAATCTTCCAAATCATTAAGGGAGCATTGATGGATCCAGATATGAGCGAAATGCCAACAGATTATACTGCGGGTGTTGACTTTAGAATTACAAAAACTTCTAAAGGCGGTTATGCAGACTACTCAACATCAACTTGGGCACGTAGAGAACGTCCACTAAGTGAAGATGAGTATAAGGCTATCGAAGCACATGGTTTGTTTAATCTTTCAGATTACTTACCTAAGAAGCCATCAGACGTTGAAGTTGAAGTTATCAAAAAAATGTTTGAGGCTTCAGTAGACGGCGAAGCATACGATATGGATGCGTTTGGTCAATACTTTAGACCAGCAGGCATAAGTGCAAGAACAGGTGACCCTGTGAAAGCATCTACGCCAACTCCATCAGCACCAGCAAAGACTGAAACTGCACCAGTGGCAGAACCAGTTGCTGAAACTGTGGCGGCTCCGGCAGAATCTAACAACAATAAAGCGGATGACATTCTTGCAATGATCCGTGCAAGACAACAGTAATTTATATAGGGGTTGTCTTCGGGCAACCCCATTATAAAGCGATTAAGGAGAAGTAATGGCTAATAAAGCATTTGACGTTTCCAAGTTTCGTAAAAACTTGACTAAATCAATCACAGGTATGAGTGCAGGATTTAACGATCCTACTGATTGGATTAGTACAGGTAATTTTGCACTCAACTATCTTGTAAGTGGCGACTTTAAAAAAGGTGTACCGCTAGGCAAGGTAACAGTTTTTGCAGGTGAATCCGGTGCAGGTAAATCATATATCTGTGCAGGTAACATTGTAAAGGCGGCACAGGATCAAGGCATCTTTGTTGTACTAATTGATTCAGAAAACGCACTTGACGAACAATGGCTACAAGCACTTGATGTTGATACATCGGAAGGAAAACTTCTTAAACTTAATATGTCAATGATTGACGATGTTGCTAAAACAGTATCGACATTTATGGCAGATTATAAAGAAATGCCAGAAGAAGATCGTCCAAAAGTATTATTTGTAATTGACTCATTGGGTATGTTATTAACACCCACAGACGTTGACCAGTTTAACAAAGGTGATATGAAAGGTGATATGGGTCGTAAGCCTAAAGCACTTACATCACTTGTACGTAACTGTGTGAATATGTTTGGTAGTCATAACGTAGGACTTGTGGCAACCAATCACACTTATGCATCGCAGGATATGTTTGACCCAGATGATAAAATTTCAGGTGGTCAAGGATTTATCTATGCATCATCTATTGTAGTTGCAATGAAGAAATTGAAACTAAAAGAAGATGAAGATGGTAATAAAATTTCCGAAGTAAAAGGTATTAGAGCCGCTTGTAAAGTTATGAAAACAAGATATGCTAAACCTTTTGAAGGTGTGCAAGTTAAGATTCCATACGAAACAGGTATGAATCCTTACAGTGGTTTGGTTGACTTGTTTGAAAAGAAGAACATTCTTAAGAAGGACGGTAACAGACTAAAATACATCACTAAAACAGGCGAAGAAGTTAAAGAGTATCGTAAAACCTGGGAAGCAGGTGGTCCAATATTAGATCAAATTATGGACGAGTTTGCTGAAATTGATGTAGAAACTACTACAGCCGAAACTGAGGCAAAAGAAACTGTAACCGAATAAATTATTGTGGAAAAAATAAATATCTTAGGTAATTTATAGGAGAAACAGATCTATGGAATCAGGTTCACAAATAGTAGATGTTTGGCAAACGTTTAAAGAATATTTAGACAAAAAACATATTGAAACGATTGCTGAAAAATATGTCGATATGTGTGCAGACTATGGCACATCAGACGAATCTTTTAGAGATGCTCTAGGTACTTGTAATTATTTAGATAAGGCCATTGGGTATTTTCTAGAAGAAGATATTGATGAAGATGTCTACGACGACGAGGATGATTATTAATTATGGGATGGTATTCTGATATTGCAAAAGACGTAAGTAAAATTCCTGACGCTATTGCTTATTACGAACAAGAACTAGGTGAAGCCAAA